GATATGGCTTCCAAAATGAATCCCGGAATGATGGCAATGATGGCTAAGAAAAAACCAATGAAAATGGCTGGTGGCGGTATGCCCATGAAAGACGGTAAACCTGCTTTTATCGGTGACGGTAAGGGTGCGATGAAAAAAGGCGGCATGGCGACATCATCTATGGGCAAGGTGAAAACCGCTGCCCCTAGCCGTGACGGTGTTGCTTCTAAAGGCAAAACCAAAGGCACAATGATTAAGATGAAATCTGGCGGCAAAACCTGCTAAGGAATAATCATGGCAACAAGCGATTTTGGCAAAGCATTCCGTGCAGCTCGTGAAGCTGGCGACAAAGAATTCGAGTTTGGTGGGAAGAAGTACAACACCAAACTGAAGGAAGAAGACTCCGCACCTGCAAAGAAAGCCGCTCCTGTAAAAGACACTTCTAACTACAGCAATGAAGGCCGTAGTTCTGCAAAAGACACTTCTAACTACAGCAATGAAGGCCGTAGTTCTGCAAAAACAGAAAGCAAGCCTGAGAAGAAGACCGGTATCGGCCCATACAACGCATTCAGCGGTGTCGGTGACTATCTGAACAAGACATTTACTAGGGAAGGTCGGGAAGAAGTTACAAAAGAAGCCAAAGAAAGATATGGCATGAAAAAAGGTGGCGCTGTTTCAGCTTCTCGTCGCGCAGATGGTATTGCTCAGCGGGGTAAAACTCGCGGAAAGATGTGCTAAATCATGGCAACTAAATTTCCCCCCGGACAAGACATGGAGAACGTCTCCCCTAAAGACTTAGAGGAAGCTAAGACGTACACCAAGGAACGTAAGGCGTATAAGGATGCCTCTCAAATTGGGCGTGATCGTGCAGTGGGAGACGTAACTCATATATTTAAGCCCATGGTTGAGAAAATGCAGGCGGCTAAAAACGAAAGAAAAGCAGCGTCAGCAGACCGCGCATCACGCGTAAATGTGATGGGCGACACCTATAAAAAAGGTGGCTCAGTTTCTAGTCGCGCCGATGGTATCGCTCAGCGAGGTAAGACTCGCGGAAAGATGTGCTAAATCATGATGTCCTCTCGCGGTATGGGCGCTATCAGCCCTTCTAAAATGCCTAAGGCCAAGACGATTACCCGCAAGGATGATCCGAATAAAGTCGAGGTATATAAAGAGGGTGGAAGCGTGAATGCGGCTGGTAATTACACAAAGCCTGAACTGCGTAAGCGGATCGTGTCTCAAGTCAAATCTGCGGCAACACAAGGTACTGGAGCGGGGCAGTGGTCGGCGCGTAAAGCGCAGCTTGTAGCCAAGAAATACAAAGCTGCGGGCGGGGGCTATCGAGATTGAAAGCGCCGCAGACTTCCCTTAAAAACTGGGGTGACCAGAAATGGCGCACTAAGTCGGGGAAGCCTTCGTCAAAAACAGGTGAGAGGTATCTCCCTGAAGCGGCTATCAAGTCTCTATCCTCTGCTGAGTATGCTGCTACAACCAAAGCCAAGCGTAAAGGTAAGGCGGCGGGCAAGCAGTTTGTAGCCCAGCCTAAAGGCATAGCGAAGAAAACAGCGGGTTTTAGATAATGGCTTACACATCCTCTTCCGATTCGTTTAACCTTGATCTCAATGAGATGATCGAGGAAGCGTATGAGCGGGCAGGTCTAGAGGTTCGTACTGGTTATGAGTTTCGTACGGCACGTCGTTCGTTGAACCTGTTGACAATTGAGTGGGCAAACCGTGGCATCAATTTGTGGACTGTAGAAGAAGGCGCGATTGCGCTTGTGACTGGTCAGGCGGTATACCCCCTTCCAGAAGATACGATTGACTTACTTGACCATGTTATTCGGCAGAACAACGGTGTAGCGTCAAATCAGACAGATATCAACATCAGTCGTATCTCTGAGCCTACCTATTCCACCATCCCGAACAAACTCACGACTGGTCGTCCAATCCAAGTGTGGATCAATCGCCAATCAGCCCAGACAAATGCGACTTCAGTCACGCTAAATGGCACGATTACCAGCACTGCAACAACTATTGTGGTCAGCAATGCGTCAGGGTTAACCACTACTGGGTTCATCAAGATTGACTCCGAGACCATTGGGTATACAAATATAGATGGCAACAGCCTAATAAATTGCACTCGTGGGCAGAACTACACTACGGCAGCGGCGCATACGACTGGCGCGGCAATATATGTTCAGAACCTGCCTTGTATCAATGTTTGGCCTGCCCCCAATGCTGGTGGGGACTACACGTTTGTGTATTGGAGACTGCGTAGACTTCGTGATGCTGGCAATGGCGTAAACGTGCAAGACATCCCTTTCCGTCTGATTCCTTGTATGGTGGCAGGGCTGGCGTTCTACATCGGTTCTAAGCGGCCTGACGTTTCCCCCGATCGTGTGGCGTTCTTAAAGGGTGAGTATGAGCAGCAATGGCTGTTGGCATCTCAAGAAGATCGTGAGAAAGCTCCAGATCGGTTTGTCCCAAGGCAGTTGTTCTACTGAGGTGAGCTATGCCAAATAGATTTGCTTCAGGTAAATATTCAATTGCCGAATGCGACAGGTGTGGGCAACGGTATAAGCTCAAGGAACTCCGCAAGCAGATTGTTAAGACCAAGATATACGATATCAAAGTTTGTCCAAGCTGTTGGGATCCAGATCAGCCACAGCTTCAGTTGGGTATGTACCCGGTCAGTGACCCTCAGGCAGTGCGTGAGCCAAGACCTGACGTGACCTATGCAGTCTCAGGCTTGCTTGAGGATGGATATAACGGAGGCGGTAGTCGAGTATTTCAGTGGGGTTGGAACCCAGTCGGTGGTTCATCTGGTTTTGACGCGGCTTTGACCCCAAATAACTTGGTTTTGGTTGTAGAACTTGGTACAGTAACGATAGCAACGACATAAGGAGTTAATGATGGACAAGAAAGATTTGAAGCAGGACAAAAAGATGATTGCTGGCGCGGTGCATAAGCATGAAAAAAAGCTGCACCCCGGCAAGCCTATGACTAAATTAGCTAAAGGCGGTGTGACCACCGACCAAATGAAAGCTGTTGGTCGTAACATGGCGCGGGCAAACAATCAAAGGAGCGGTTAATGGCTAAATTCAGCATGAAACAAGGCGGTAAAGAAGTTGGCGACGCCAGCGTCTATGCTGAACCTCACACTATGGATGGCAAGGCCATGAAGGTTACTTCAAACGGTAAAGAGCCAAGTAGCAGTAAGCTTGATACGCTTGATATGAGCGTCGGCGCAATCAGTAAATCTGCCGGTAATGAACCAATCAAAACAACTGGTATCAAAATGCGTGGCACAGGCGCAGCTACCAAAGGTGTGATGTCTAGAGGCCCGATGGCATGAATTACACGACGTTGTATAACACGATTCAGTCGTACACGGAGAATCAGTTCCCCGATGTATATCTTGCGGATGGAAGTACCGTGTCTCCACAGACGCAGATTAATACTTTCATTACGCAGGCTGAACAACGTATATACAACACGGTTCAATTCCCATCGCTTCGTAAGAATGTAACAGGCGTAACAAGCACAGGTAATAAGTATTTGTCATGTCCAGCAGATTTCCTTGCGTCGTATTCGTTGGCTGTTATTGACGCTGTAGGTGCGTACGAGTATTTGCTGAACAAGGATGTGAACTTCATCCGACAAGCATACCCAACACCAACAGACACAGCTATTCCAAAATACTATGCTTTGTTTGGCCCGACAACCACAAACGATCCAACCCCTGTAATTACGAATGAGTTGAGTTTTATTCTCGGCCCAACACCTGATTCGACCTACACTGTTGAGCTTCACTATTACTATTACCCAGAATCAATCACTACAGTTGCTTCTGGGCAGACATGGCTTGGCGATAACTTTGATACTGTACTGCTTTACGGTTCTTTGGTAGAAGCCTACACCTTTATGAAGGGTGAGGTTGACGTTATCGCTGGATATGACATGAAGTACAAGGAAGCTCTTGCACTGGCTAAACGTCTTGGCGATGGTATGGAGCGTCAGGATGCGTATCGTTCTGGTCAATATAGACAGGCGGTGACATAATGGCTTTTACAGGAAATTGGACTTGTAACGTCTTTAAGACGGGGCTGATGAACGGCACGTTCAACTTCACTTCGGGGACGTTTTATATTGCACTCTATACCAATGCAGCCACGCTTGATGCGACTACCACAGCTTATACGTCTACGGGCGAGGTTGTGGCTTCTGGGTACACGGCTGGAGGCTTGGCGCTCACGATTGCGCAAACTCCCACGGTAGGTAGCTCTGGTAATACAGCTTATATTTCATTCAACAATGCTGTCTGGAATTCAGCTTTGACCGCACGCGGCGCGCTTATCTATCAAAGCGGGGGCGGTAACCCCGCAGTCTGCGTTCTGGACTTTGGCGCAGATAAGACATCAGGCACAACTTTCACGGTACAGTTTCCAGCTGTATCAAACACATCAGCAATTATCCGTATCGCATAAGGAGCGACCATGTTTAACGAAAAAGCAACCTCAACAGACAACGTAAGCGCGGGTTTAGTTGCTCGTACTGGAGCCGATTTTGGAGCGCGTGCAGGTGGCGTGTTTCATGTTGAGTGCTTCGATAAAGACGGCAATTTAAAGTGGAAAACTTCGGAACACAACCTCGTGGTTAACGAAGGCTTGCAAGAAATGAACACTGAGTTTTTTAAAGGCTCAACCTATACCGCCGCGTTTTTCCTTGGGCTTATTACTGGCCCCGGTTCAGGCACAACTTTTGCCGCCGCTGACACTCTGGCTTCTAAAGCATGGACTGAGTTCACCAACTATTCTGGTTCACGTAAGGCCGTGACATTTGGCACAGCAACAACCGCAGACCCATCGGTCATCAGCAACTCTGCTGCACCCTCTGCTTTCACTATTTCAGGTGCTGGTGGTGTTGTGGCTGGCGCATTCTTGTGTACTGTGTCTAGCGGCACAGCAGGCGTATTGTTCTCTGAGTCAGACTTCACATCCCCCGGTGATCGCACTGTTGTGTCTGGCGACACTTTAAACGTAACATACACATTCAGCCTCGACGCTGCGTAACGTGTGTTTGCTGATGCACCATTTGCCACAGTCCCATTTGCTGCACGAGGT